CAATTCTTATCTAATAAGGCTGAAACTAGCGGTTTGACAGCAACTAGCCGTGCTTCAGCTGGATTAGCCGAGATCAGCCCAATGCATACTTATGCAGCGTCATGCATACCGCGTTTGGAAACTGAAACATCAAGAGCGGGTGCTGTGTTTGCTGATGGTGTGGCTTTGTGGGCGCTCGAGCATTTAGGTGTAAAACTCATGGACTGGCAACGCCATGTGATCAGCGGTTTCTTAGCTCATGATGAACACGGCGATCTTTTGCACCGGCAAGCACTTATTTCTGTGGCTAGGCAAAACGGTAAAAGCGTAATTTTGCAAGCAACGCTGGGCTATTGGCTTACAAAGATGCCTAAGCTGCGCGGCGAAGCGCAAACCGTGATAACTACAGCGCACCGGTTAGATCTTGCTATTGAATTATTCCAAAAAGTTGCACCGATTTTAGAGCGCCGTTTCAACGCCATTTTGACTTGGGCGGTAGGGCGTAACGAAGCCAATTTGCCGGATGGCACTCGCTGGCTAGTTAGGGCGGCTACGCCTACTTCGTTTCATGGTTTGACAGCTGACGCAGTTTTTATTGATGAACTTTGGGCGGTTTCACCGGATGCGGTAAGCATCGGGCTTATGCCTACTATGCGAACTAGGCGCAGCCCGTTAATGCTCATGACGAGCACAAGCGGCGATGAGAGCAGCAAAGAAATGCTGCGCTGGAGAGAGCAAGGGCTACGGGCAATAGATGAAAAGAAAACAGGTGCACTTTACTTTGCCGAATATTCACCTGAAAATTCTTTAGATCCGATGAGCCCAGCCGCATGGCTAAAAGCAAACCCAGCTATCGGCTCGACACTCGACATAACCGTTTTAGAAAGCGAAGCACAGCAACCAAACCGCAATGCTTTTCTCAGATCATCAGTAAACCTTTGGACTGCCAGCGCTAACAGCTGGCTGCAGCCGGGCGCATGGGATGATCTAAAAACTAGTGAACCAATGCCAAAAGGCGGTGTGCTTGCCATTGAGCAATCGCAAGATGAAAGCCGCTATGTGGGTGTTCGCGCTGCCATAAACCCGCAAGGCAAAACACAAGTAACTTTAGAATTCGTTAAAGACACTTTGCAAGAATGCTGGCAGGCAGTAGAAACCGCGTGCACAGATCAAACCACACGCTTGCTTATCACGCCGGCTTTTGAAATGTCTTTGCCACCAAAATTTGCGCGCAGATCATCAATGGTAGGTAATCGTGAGCTGCAACGCTGGACTGCAGCCGCTCGAGCCGCAATCATTGAAAAGCGAATAGTGCATGATGGCTCAACCCTTTTAGCTCAACATGTTGAAAGGGCTGTAGCAGTAAAAAATCAAGGTGCTGTAACTTTGTCTAGTTTGCGCTCACCCGGACCTATTGAGCTTGCCCGCTGTTTAGTGTTTTGTGTGGCAATGGTTGCCAAGCCAGCCAATGTTGGCAAACCGACAATTATTTATGCGGGCGGCTAACATTTGCAGCGGGTGGCTAGCGAGTGCTTTTCTTTCTCGGATTACTGCGCTAGCCACCTATCACAAACAGCACACAATTTTTAAGGCATACTTGGCGCATGGGAATATTTAACCGCACAGCTACTAAAGCGATGATTAGCCAGCCAGCTAAAAAAGCGGCGGCAGCTGGGGCAATGATGCCACCTACAAACAATTCAGGCGCAGGCATGATAGGTAATTACTATTCTTATTTTGAATCTACGCAGCGCGCTTTGGCAATGTCGCAGCCAACTATTAGCCGCGCTCGAGATTTGATGTGCTCAGTGATTAGTTGCATGAATTTAAAAATGGCAACAGAAATTTGGAATGGCGAGCGGATGGAAAAATTGCCGCTTGCGCCGCGCACATGGCTAAGGCAAATAGATCCAGCTGTGCCGAATGTGTTCACACTTGCTTGGACTGTGGATGATCTTTTTTTTACTGGCAGAGCTTTTTGGGCGATTACCAGTCGAGGTGCTGACGGTAAACCCGCAAGCTTTACGCGGCTACCTTCAAACCTTGTGCAAACACTTGATCAGTCCGGTCCGGTTTGGTTTGCGCCATCAAAACAAATTGTGTTTAACGGCGGGCAATTAGATGCAAACGATGTAGTTCAATTTTTATCACCAATTCAAGGCATTATTTACATGAGCGAGAAAGCGATTGCTACAGCAATCAAATTAGAAAACGCGCGTTACAGAAACGCTAGTAGTGCAATCCCAGCGGGCGTTTTGCAAGTGCAACCAAACAGCGAACCGCTTTCACCTGATGAGCTTGCAAGCCTTGCAGCCAGTTTTAATCAGGCTCGAGCTACAAACCAAACTGCAGCGCTTTCGCCTGAAGTGCACTACATAGAAACCGCTACAAGTCCGGACAAAATGTTACTAATAGATGCCAGCGAATATCAATCAAAAGATTTAGCGCGTTTGTGCAATATCCCTTTATATTTAGCAGGAATTGCCAGCGGCAGCTACAGTTATCAAAACAGCAAAGAAGCACGCGCTGATCTTTGGACTTTTGGCGCTCGCGCATATGCTGACTGCATAGCTAGCACACTTTCACAAGACTCAATTTTGCCGCATAACACAACCGTAGAATTTGATGTAGATGAATATTTGGCAGGCGATTACGAACCAATAAATGAAATGCCTACAACACAGCGCCCAAATGATGTAGCATCGCGCTGATGATCAAATTAACCCCCACAACGATCACGGTTGATGCGGCAGCGGCAGAGGGCTTGCCGCGCCGCTCAATCTCAGGCGTAGCTGTAACTTATAACGAAATTGCAACGGTTGCTGATGGCACTCAAGTGCGGATCATGCAAGGCGCGCTGCCGGTAGATGGCAGAAACCCAAAACTATACATGCAACATGACAGCACACAGATAATTGGGCAGGTAGTCGAGCGTGTAGATACACCGCAAGGGATGATGTTTACCGCAAAAATTAGTGCTACACGGCTGGGCGATGATGCGCTAGTTATGGCAATGGATGGCACGATCGACGCAGTTTCTATTGGCATAAACCCTACAAAATTTAGCTATGACGATGAAGGCGTGATGATCGTAGAGGCAGCACATTGGACTGAACTTAGTTTGGTTTCACAAGGCGCTTTTGAGGGTGCGATAATTGAAAGAGTTGCTGCAAGCAAACCTGATGAGACTATCCCACAAACCGAACCTGAAATAGATGTAATATCAGATCAAGACACAGACAAGGATGAAACCATTATGAGCGAAACAGTAGAAACCCCAGTAGTTGAAGCCGCGCAGGTCGCAACTGAAAAACTTTGGGCGCAACCAAAAAAAGATTTCAAATTGCCAAACGCAGGTGAATTTATGGCTGCGTATCACATCGGTGGGCAAACTTTTGCAAACATGAATAAGGCAGTTTCAGAGCACGCACAAACGCAGCGCACAGCATTGCAATTTGCTGCAGGCGATGTTTTAACTTCTGACACACCCGGCTTGCTTCCAATTCCCGTGTTGCTTCCTTTGGTGCAGGATCTAAATTTCATTAGACCTGTAGTAAATGCAATCGGTGCGCGTGCATATCCTGATGGTGGGCAATCAAAAACTTTTATTCGCCCAACTATCACTACTCATACTTCAGTTGCAGCACAAGCCACAGAACTTTCTGCAGCTTCAGCTACAACAATGGTGATTGCATCAAACTCGGTTAGCAAAACAACTTTGGCTGGACAAGTTACTTTATCAATTCAAGACATTGACTTTACTTCAGGTCCGGCAATGAATTTGATTTTGAATGATTTAATGGGCGAATACATGATCGCTAGCGATAACAAAGCTGCAGATGATCTTTTAACAGCTGCAACTTCATCAGGCGTTTGGGATGGCACAGTCGCAGATCTTTTAAAGTCTGTGTATGACGCTGCAAACGATGTTTCAAGCGGGCGTAACTGGCTACCTACTCACATGTTTGTTTCGGTTGATGTTTGGTCGCAAATGGGGCAACTCAAAGATGGATCAGATAGACCAATTTTTCCGCTAATCGCTAACGGTCTATCCGGGCAAAATGCGTTAGGTGTAGGCTCAGCATCGTCATGGGTAGGTAACCCGCTCGGATTGCAACTAGTTGTAGATAGCAATTTTGCTTCTAAAACTATGGTCATCACTCGAGTAGGTCAAGGCGCAGGCGATGCATACGAATTCTACGAAAGCATCAGAGGTTTGATGAGCGTTGAAGTGCCAGCTACGCTTGGGCGCACGATGAGCTTTCACGGATATGTTTCAACCTTTGCCGCAATTCCGGGCATGATCCGCAAAATTACACAGGCTTAGCCAAAGGCGGGCGATCCGCTCATGGCAACATATAACACTTCAAGCAAACAGCTTCAAGATAATTACGCGGTATTACAAACACTTGAACCAAATAACTTTGTTGTAGGGCAAAGCATTGTTGTATCAAGTATTGGTGCACCGTTTAACGGCACTTTTCAAATTGTTGATATACCTGAATATCTTTTCATAGGTGTAGATAGCAACGGATTTTTAGAGTTTAACGAAAATGTGCCGCTACTTAATCAAGTTTTGTTTGCTTGCACCGGTGATGATGTCGCTCGAGTAGCGATCAGCGTAGGTTTAATTACCTATACGCAGACATGCACATGGATCACTGCCGGTAATATTGAGGACTGGCTTGGCATAGGCACAGCTACGGCAGCGGACACAGCATTTTTAACGCAATGCGCGGCAGCTTCAAACGCTTTTGCATTTAGAAGGCGGCAGGAAAGCGGTTATTTTGACAGCCTTACAACTTCGCCTAGCGGTGATGTAACGCTGGGAACAATTATGTATGGCGGCAATCTTTACAGGCAACGCGGATCTGTAACCGATTTTGCAAGTTTTGATGGCATGAGCGGCGGCGGCACAAACGGACTTTCACCAATGATCAAACAGCTGTTAGGCGTTAATCGTGCGGTGGTCGCCTAATGCCAGTTGCCTACACAGATCTATTTAACGAAGCCATAGATGATTTAACAGCAAGCCTTACAGCCATCACAGGCTTACAAACAGTTAATGATCCAAGAAACCTTGTGCCGCCATGCGCTTTTGTGGATGCACCCAGCTTTGTAGCGTTTAACGCAAACATAGTAAAAATGAGTTTTCCAGTGCGCTTAATAACGCTCGGACCGGGCAACCTAGACGCGCAGCGCAGTTTGCTAAATATGATGGCAAAAGTAATTGCAGCCAATTTAGGCATCACCGATGGCAGACCTACCGTAGCGATCATCGGCGGCGCAGAGTATCCCGCCTATGATGTAACCGTGAACATGCAAGCACAAACGGCATAAAGGATTATCATGGCACAGTATCTAGTTACAAGCGACAGGCTCAACGGTTTAAAGCGCGGCGATGTAGTTGATGTAAGCGAATTTGAAACGGATGTGGCTTTCCTTATTGAAGCTGGGCACATATCCCCACATACACCTAAAAAAAGTGCTAAAACTAAAGACACAGACACAGACAAGGAATAATCATCATGGCGACAACCGTTTATCTCTCGAACCCGGCACTGACAATAAACAGCGTGAACCTCACGGATCAATGCACATCAGCGACTTTGAATTTTGTTTACGAGCAATTAGAGACCACCGCTTTTGGCGATACCGCACGCAAGTTTGGCGGCTCATCTGTGGTTTCATTGCAAAACAACACATTTGAAGTTGAGCTATATCAAAGCTATGCAGCATCAGAAACCGAAGCAACTATTTACGGTTTGGTAGGTATTCAAACAACTATTACAGTTTCACCTACTGCAGCCGGTCTAGTTACACCCGGCGCAACTGAACCAAAATATACGCTTACCGGCGCATATCTTGAAAGCCACACACCAATTAATGCATCGCTTGGCGAACTCTCAACAATCACGCTTACATTTAGCGGCGGCACATTAACTAAAGCCGTAGCATGATCTCGCGGCTCAAGCCGCTGAGAAATATAAACGCAAGACTTCGAGTAGCGAAGCTTTGCCCGAGAAAGGACAAAAAATGCAATTAACGCTGAAAGCCATTTTTAACGATGGCAACACGCAAACAGTAGAAACCACATTGGCAACCATTGTCAGCTGGGAAAGAAAGTATCGCCGCAAAGCATCAGAAATGGCGCAAGGCATCGGCATAGAGGATCTAGCTTTTCTTTGCTACACAGCATCACAAAAAGCGGGCATCACCGTGCCAGCAACCATTGACGCATACATTGACACACTAAAAAATATTGAGGTGGTTGATCAAAACAACCCAAAAGCCGTAGAGGATCAATAAGGTATGCGCTCGCTGAAGTGCTTGTCG